AGGCTTCACGTGCTTCAATGTATGCGTTGTCTACACGCTCCCACATGGTGTCCATGTCAGTATCCTCAAAACTACCCTCTACCGTGATGTTCTCTGTGAACGAAGAATGCCATTGACCGTCATGGTATGAACTAGCACCTGCAAAGCCCATGCCCTGCTCGTCATAAGACAAAACAAACTTAAAGTTTGGATACAACGTAGAGATATGCTCAAAAGCCTTTTCGGGTGGTGCCCATGCTGAGTTGAAGTAAAACGAACGGTAGCCGATGTCTTCGCCACCCATCTCAGTATCGTAATCACCCCACTTGGTTCCCCAGTTGTCACAACACCAGTCGTACCAATCCTTGTGACCGTACTTGGCGATGTTCGCCTCTTGTTGTATGCGATGCTCTTCTGCTTTATCTGCACCCATGAAGCCTGCCACTGTCTCGTATAGTTCTGTAGGGCAAGGGTAAAGAGAACGTATGATCTTTATACGCCCGTCTACTGTGATGTCTTCTACAAACTTCTGTAGTGCTAATTCGTTACCCCATACGTAGAGGTTATTACTGCAATCGTTAGGCATTTACTTTCCAATCTTCTATGATGCGGTTATTTTTCATGTCTTTTACAAGTAGGCGTACCCACTCAGACGTATTTGCAAATCCAACTTCTTCGCCGTCGTCGTACTCAACTGGGTACACGGTGACCATGATGTTTTCATCACCGAACTCATCGTTATAGTCCCATGCAAAAGTGTTGAAATCAAAAGCCAAATCCCCGATGATGATAGATTCCCATGCATCTTCGTCGCCAGTGAACTTACGGCGAGAACGGTGATTCTTCTTAAGTATCTTGTAAGCGTGTTTCATTAACGCTTTTTTATTTTGTTTAATGTCTTGAAGAGTTGATGTTTTCATATATGCACCTTATCATTGAGAGTGGTTGAGTCACGAATCCTATTGCTGTTCAATAAGAAAAGATGGGCGTTCAATAGTTGAGTGAGTACCCTCTACGACTGTGATGCCGTAGTGAACTTCACCCCAACCTAAAATGTCTGTAGGGTCATTGCCTAACAATGCTTCGTACACAAGGTCTTGTGCCTGCATTTCGTTCTTGGCTTTGACAAAATATGTTCCTGTTGCTGTTACTGTGTAGTTGTTCATATCGCCACTTTAACTCACATGATGGCTAGGTCACGAATCCTAGGAATCGTGACTGAAGCAGGTAGAGTGCTAAGTTGTGTTTATGGAAAGGGACAACACATGAATGGTCTTACACCACGACAACAACGTGAAATACGTGAAGAACTAGACAAACGTCTTACGCCATTAGAAATGGTGAACTGCGTTGATGACTGGATTACGTTGAACGAACTTGACAGGCTTACCTTTAGGGGAGCCTCTGAGTTACTTGACTATATCGCACGGTTGCCTGTAGAGAGGACTCCTGCGTTAGCGCACGTTCCATCTACCGCCACCAAGATCATCGTCAATAGCGCACGAGGGGTTTGTGCGTTATGTGACGAAATGGTAACGGCTGGGCAGGGGCATAAAGCCTTTGTCAATGGGGCATGGAGTGTTTATCATGCCGTAGACGTTTGCCCTGCCGTTACCGTGACTCCTGTCGTTACATATTCGTCGGGCTTGCGTAAGCAACTTGATGATTTTGTACAAACGTTAGACAAGACAGAGCCACCGATTCTCCCTGATGAATCATTATTTAATCTTTCTAATGCACACCAATTTGACATAGATTTTGACCTTGAATTACCGCTACTGGGGTACCAAAAGGCGGCGATTGAATATGCACGTCGTACTCACCGTACCCTTGTATGTCAAGACATGGGGTTGGGTAAAACGCCTATCGGCATTGCCCTGACTCATATTGCTCTTAATGAGGGTCACAAGGTGTTAGTGGTTGTACCGCCAAACCTTGTCTACCAATGGACATCGGAGTTCAAGAAGTTTGCTCCATGGATTAAGGTGGGCAGTGTACGTGGGCGTAAGGTCGGCAAGTTGCCCAAGACGGATGTACTCATTATCGGGGACTCCATCGTTGAGGCATGGCAGAATGTCCTTGCGGAAAAGTACACCAGCATCATTGTTGATGAGGCACACCGCTTTAAGACTGAATCCAGCGGGCGTTCTAAGGCTCTGACTCGTATTGCATCGTTTGTTCCCAAGGATGGGTACTGCGTTCTGCTATCGGGAACCATCATTCCTAACCGCCCATCGGAGTTCATATCGCCACTGCGTATCATTGGCAGGCTTGAGCCTGTATTCGGTACTAAGAAGCAGTTTCAGATTAGGTACTGCGATTATCAGATGGTCAATGGGTTTCCTGTGACGGGTGGAGCCAGCAACGTGACAGAGTTAAATACTTTGTTGCGTAGCACGTGCTACACACGTACCAAGAAAGTAGATGTACTAGATGACCTGCCACCTAAGCGCAGGGCACAACTAGACGTAGAACTAACTGAGACATCCATGCGTAAGTACCGTAAGGCTGAGGAGGATTTCCTTGCCTTTGTGTACGAGAACTATGGGAACGATGCTTTTCTCGCTGCATCCAAAGCACCTGTGATTACACAGATAAATAAACTCAGGCAACTACTGGGTGAGGCAAAGATAGATTCTGCAAAGGAGCACATACAGTCCTTACTGGACTCAGGTGAGCAGGTCATTGCCTTTGCGTACCACACCAATGTCCTAAAGACTCTCAAAGAGCATTTTGAGGATCAGGGCGTAGTGATGGTTGCCGGTGGTATGACCGCTGAGGCTAAAGACAAGGCTGTGCAGAAGTTCACTAGCGGTGAGGCACGACTGTTCCTAGGTCAGTACGAAGCAGCCTCAGTAGGTCTTAACCTACAGGTAGCCAGTCACGTGGTCATGGTTGAGATGCCATGGTCACCTGCTACTGGTTCACAGGCAGAAGACAGGGCATGGCGTTACGGCAACAAGAATGCTGTAGTGGCATGGTGGCTCACTGCCATTGACCCCAATGCCCCCACCATTGACTCACGTATGTGGAGTCTCCTGAACGCAAAGGCAGAGACCATCTCAGCCTGTTTAGACGGGTGGGGCGAAGACATGAAGGCTGAAGCGGGTAGCATCACCGCCTTGCTACTTCAAGACATGATGGGTGCTTCGTAGGATTCGTGACTACGTACACCCCTGAGATAAAGTAACAATAAGAAAGAGGCAAAGCCTCTCAACCAAAGGAAACACATGAGCAAAGAAACGTTCAAGACATTAAACACAATGACGTTGATCGGCAACACCGACAAGCGCAACTCAAAGGCATGGCACTATCGTGCAGACCTACAAGGTGATGAGCCAAACCACTATGCAGGAGCAATCCCCGTAGAGGAAGTACGCCGTCGCTTGTTCAACTGGCAGGCTATTGAAGCACCAGTGTTCGTGGGCATCACAGATGGAGACAACCACGTAGTGCGCTACGTACAACAAAATGATCGCAAGGCAATTATGCGTAACGACAACAACCATGTAATGGGTGTGTTCAAGGACTCATACGCTATCCACCAATACGATGAATGGCTCATTGAAAACGTCAGCACCATTATTGACGATCACCAATTAGTCATTGACTCAGCCGGTGCTTTACGTGAGGGTGCTATTGCATGGGTAACCATCTCTATGCCCGACAACGTAGAAACGTCTGCTGGGTTCCCTGTTCGCCCGTATCTCCTTGCCACCACTTCACATAACGGCACTATCGCCACCACCTATAAGCAGGTGTACAACGCTCCAGTATGTGACAACACACTGTTCGCAGGGTTGGCTGAAGACGGGGCACAGCACAAGACACGCCACAGTAAGCACAGCGTCAATCGCATCCAGTCAATCCGTGATGCCTTAGACATTGTGTTCACCATGACAGAAGACATCGTTGCTGAGATTGAGCGCCTGTCAAGTATTACGGTCAGTGACCGTGAGTGGGATGCCATTGTGAATCGCATTGTGCCAGTGGGTATCAGTGGTGAAGTAGCACAGTCTGCTATCTCTAAGATGGAGAATAAGCAAGAGGTAATTCGTAACATGTACCGCAACGACGCAATGGTGTCACCTTGGGCAGGCACTGCGCTGGGTGTGCTTCAGGCATTCAACACTTTCAACCACCACGTGTCGGGTAACGACAAGACACGCTCTGAGCGCAACGCACTGAACGCCATCAACGGCAAGATTCAGCAGTCAGACATCAAAGTAATCCAAGCCATCAACGAATTGGTATTGGTGTGACAGGTGCTGTAAAGGATGGGGGGTTCAGTCCTATGATTGAACTCCCCAGCCTTAAGCACGTAATGGGTTTGGACTGGCGTGAGCATTCTGCCTGTTCCACGGTGTCTAAGAATGTGTTCTTTGACTACAACTCAGTGAGTCTCCCTAAGGTACAGAAGAAGGCATACGAGCAGGAGGCATTAGATACTTGTGCCAGTTGCCCTGTACACACCCAGTGTTACGAGTTCGCTGTTAAGAACAACGAGAAGTACGGAATATGGGCAGGCACATTCCCTGACCAACGCAAGGCACTGTACAAGATTTATAAAACTACAGGTGTTCTAGAAACTCTACAAGTTGTTTAGTACCAACCCCGATATCCCTTTGCCATACTGCTTCTCTTAATGCAGAACCTTCAGCAGAACGGGTGTCGGGGTTTTTTAATGCCTTTAAATGCTTAATCCACTGGGTAGGTTTCTTTGCAATACGCCCCATGCCCCAGTCACTAGCCAGTTTTGAGTACGCAGAGAGATTTGAAGCAATCCATGGGATGCCCGCTGCGGAGTATTCAAGTAATTTAATATCACTCTTGGCGTGGTTAAAAGGAGCATCACGTAAAGGTGCAATGCCCACATCCATTGTCAATAATGCTGGATACAACTCAGGGTCTGAAGCAGGAATACGTAATACAGCGTCTTCAGGTAACAGCCATGCATCAGATACCAATGCATTGCCGTCATGGTAACCGCTGTGTTGTAGGCGAATGTCCCCGTTGTCATACAACGGTTTTATAATACCCCTAAGTTGCTCTAGGTCATTAGAACGGTGACTGGTAGACCCAACCCAACCGACTATTGGAGTAGTGGTGTCTGAATGCTCTAACGGTGTGAACCTGCCAACGTCCACCGTGTTGGGGATGACCTCAATAGGGCAACGAACAAAGTTCTTGATGCGGTCTGCTAAATACTGTGTTGATACTGTGACTACATCACTAGCGTTTAATACCGACTTGTAGTGGTTGATATTTTCAGTCGGGTTGCTTTTAGGGTGTGACGACATGAAGGCGTGGTTGCTGGGGTCTAACCCCCAATACCAATCGTCTAGGTCATTGACAACAATTTGCCCTGTTGCACGTGCTTTGTAGATATGGTCGGCAAGACCTTGGTGCATAAGACGTTGAATATAAACAACATCTACGTCTACGTAGTACTGTTTATCATCCGTGATGTCAATAGAAAAATGATCCCTGTTCCACACCAGTGCGCCTGTGTAGGTCTCAAAGCCATGTTCAGACAGGCGATTTTGATATTGTCCTAGACGAACCCATCCTGCACCACCCCAATGGTTTTTACCATCGGTTGCTCTGCTAGGTGAGATTCTATCTCCGCTTGCTATCCCTACTATCACGTTTCTCCAGTTCGTAGACCTTATTGAGTCTCTTCTTACATTCGTGTGTTGGTGGCTCAGGAATCGTAACACCGATACCTACAGATACCCCACATACTGAACATTCATATTGTGTTATCTGTGTCATTGTTTTATCCTACTAAAATCCCCAGTTACGCATAGGATATGAGTTACTGTCTATCATAAACTTACTAACCTTTAGGTTACAGTCTAGTGTCCGTAGTATGCCTGACTGTGGAGTTGCCCCACATAATTCCTTTGTAACGCTGTACCAACTGCTATTGACCTGAAGTAACCCACTATCAAAGGTGTCCCACGCTTTGCAGGATACTAAATACTTTTTAAACTCTTGTCGTTTGCAATCCCATGCTGATTTACCATGCTTGTAGTTCCAGCCCACTGCCTTTACGTCACAACGGCTTTCACGCCAACTGACATAGGACATGATGTCCACTGGTAACCCGTACCTGCGGAAAGCACCCTCATACTTGATGCACCTTTTGCTCTTGTCTAATGGCAGGCTAATCTTTTGTTTTTTATAGTGGACTGTGTACCACTTGTTGGCATATTCGGTGGGCACGTCGGGGAGTGTAGCAGTGCTAAGGCTGTTGGCAATGAGGTAGGCACGGTGTGCTGACCATGTACTTGTCCCATAGACACCATCATTAGTCGCCTTAATGACCTGCTGCAAACGTCGTACTGAAGACCCACGCTCGCCAAAGTCATAAGACTGCTGGGCAATTTCCGTGGGGGTTGGAATGGACTTAGGAGCCACTACAACAAGTGGTTCCATACTCACACTCCTTACGGGCTGGGGTTCCCCTGTAGGCGACACTCCTAAGAATGTTGTAACTGTTAAAACTCCGGCTGTAAGAGTGCGTAATATCATCAGTCTCCAATGTCCGTACAATAAAAAAGCCTTCATAGGCTCATGGCGAGGTATGAAGGGCTTACCCTAGTGTACTAGTCTTTGCTTGACAAGAGACTGAAATGGATCATTTCCAAATCTTTAACCGGCTCTTCCCAAGATGGAATTGCATTCATGTTGATGTTTTCGTGTTGTTTCTCATGTGCCTCAAGGCACGAACGACATTGGCACCCTTGTCGGTACCGTATCCATGAACCATGTGGCTTATGGGCTGATGCCGATGGCTTAAGCGCACTAAACACGGTACGTTCAAGTGGCGTAAGACCACCCCACATACCCCAGCGTTCGTCAATACCCGCATCTAAACAGTCCTGCCACACAGGGCATCGGTGACAAAGTTCACGACCCACGGAATAGTATTGTTCGGGTACTTTTGCTTCTAGTGGGGGGTACCAAAAGATGTTGTTACGTTGTTTACATAGGGCATCAGACATCCATTCATGTAACTGCATTAGTTGTCTGCTTTTCCTTCTCTTGCTACACGTAAAACAGTTTCAATGCTGTCCTGTAGTGTGCTTAGCATGCGGTCATAACGTTCGTTTAAAGCATTTAATTCTTTTTTAAGTTGAAAGTTCTCTTCTGTAAGAACCTCAACAAGGTTTAATGACGTGGCGTTAATGTACGCCTTACTCATCTCATCAAAATCCACTAGAGGTAAGTACTCTCTATGCATTCCCAACCGCAACCTGCGTAACCAACAATGTCAAGCCAATGGTCACGTTTAGCAGGAGTCCATGACAGACGTGAAATCTTAAGGAGCATCATCATTACCGCAACGTCATGTGGGTCAAGATAGATCTCTTCCAATGAACGTGCTTCCATTGCTCGTCGTAGGTACACCTGCCACAACTGAGCAGTCATAGCAAAGTCGTCTACTGGGTCACCGTAATCATTGTTACGGTCACCGTTGATTAGTCGGGCTGCCTCATGAAGAAGTTTGGTTCTTGGGGGTAATTCTGATTCCTGAATATCAGGTCTTTGTTCTTCTTCTTGTCGGGGTAAATCCACGGTGGTGTCTCCTGTTTTACGGGGGTTACTGCTGACGGTTTAATAACTACTGAAGAGTTATATCCTTTAATGAATCCAATAAACTCAGTAAGTGTATTTACCCTGTTGAGACTATCTTCCGTTTGGTTCCACGGGCGGTTTAAAAGACAAGGGATGATACTGGATGACTTGGCTTCTTTGTAGTATTGCACGTGGTCATCAATCATTACTGCTTTGCCCTTGGCAATGTTAAATAAGAATTTCTTAGAAGGGTGAAAGTGCAGGCTGTCAGCATGCAATTTATGAGCGAATAACCATTCAGCGGTTTGTGCCCATGCCGACTGAGGGCGAGCGGTCATTACGTGGATACCTAAACCCATGTCCTTCATCTGTTGCCAAGCCTCTATTACCTCTTTGTCAGGGGCATAGGTAGAAAACACTTTGTGGGTAGTAGCAGCCTCGGAAATCCACTCTTGAAAGGTGTCGTGGTTAATGCCCCAGTCCTCATAGAAGTTCCACTTTGTGGCATCAGGAAGGTAACTGACGTTGAGGCGTTCTTTGCAATAGATTTTAAAGGCATCAATGAAGGGGTAAATAACACCATCTAGGTCAATACCTACGTCTGTAATTAAATCGTTCATTTAAGGAACCCTATCATGTTTCTTCTGAGAGGTCAATGATCTCCGCATACATAGCGTTGGTAGCATCAGGACCCATTCCACCGCCGGGAAGCATTCGTGCCTGTTCTCCTGCCTTGTTGCCAAAGAGTCGGGAGAGTACTCCCGAACTACCACGTGCCTCTACCTCAAAACGAACGGTGTCACGGGTATCGGAAATGTTCTTGAACTTGTCTACAAGGTTAAACAGTCTGTCCATCTCTTGTGACAGGGCGGGGTCAAGACCTTGCCCCTCTAGTTCTTCAGCGAACCTAGCGAACATCACACGACCTACTTGCATCTCCATAATGGCTCGCATCGCAGCCTGAAGTTGGTCTTTTGTGCGGATCTCAATGGGCAAAGAAAACGCACACTCAGAATGTTCCTTAAAACTGGGGCAACGTGAGGAGAGATAGCAACTATCACACTGCCTTAAAGGGTTCGCATTGTACTTAATTACAGGGGTAGATTCAGGGGCAATTTCAATAGATTCCCCTTCATTATCATAGGTTTGGCTACCTATAGACACCACGTTTTCAATGCCCATAACTGGTAGCAATAGACGTTCACTCTCGTGCCGCTTCTCAGGGGCATTGATAGCAATAGATGACCCCCTCTGTGCCACGTTTGGCAAAGTAGGGTTAGGGGGGGAGATAGCAACTATGTCCCCTGTTTTAGGGTCAATAAACTCATGCTCATCATCATCACTTACAGGGTCATAGCCCCCAAAAGTTCGGGTTTCCCACTGCTTCCACGACTCAACTGCTAACGCACCAACTACGGCAACTTCATCGTTAATCACGGCATCATAGTCAATGCCCAAGCGTATGATGTCGGCACGGTGCTTACGGCGAGCAGAATCTTTCTGCTGTGCTGGGTACCTTCTCAGTCCGTGCCCATCCCATACCTGTGTCTCGCCATAACGCAACACACTTGTCCACGAGACCACGACTACAGACTCCCAAGGAATGCCCTCAATGAGGTCAGGCTTAGAGGTAATACCAATGAGTTTGGTTCCCCAGCGCTCAGACAACTGACGAATACGAGACTGATTCTTATTATTAATTGCCTTGTCACTAATGGCTACTCTGCCATTCTTTTGGCATAACCAAGCAAGGCGCTCTACGTCGTTTTCATCGTTCCAAATGGGGACATATTTATCCCCAAGCCAAGCACCGTCATAAGTGGGGTGTCCAATGATGATGTCTAACTGGTCTGCATTGTCACGAATAAAACTATCGTAACGTGCCAAGTCCTCGTCACCCTCTGAGATGTATACAAGGATTTCCCCACCATTGAACATGGTTGGAAGGTCTAGTTCTTTCTTCTTTGGTATGGGCAGATGTGTCAGGTTCATAGCAAACCTCTTAACATCTAGGTCCTTTAGAATGTTGCGGTACGTTCCCTTTTCAGCCCCACCAAAGTAGACTTTCACTCCCAGCCACTCCTACGCCACGACGATGGGCTGTGGTTTTGCTCTACGAGCAGACGTTCAAGGTCATCGGCGTACAGGCGCACCATGCTAAAGCAGGGCATCTCGCCGTTCTCTTCTGTCCACTCGTCTTCTTCTTCAGTGGTAGGAAATCCGTCATGCTCCACACATAGTGGTGGTCCACAGAACGACTTCTCCAAACCTAACTTGTACCATTCCACAAATGTCATTTCTTCAGACATCTCCCCAGTCCCTTTCGTTTCTTGCTAATTGCTGAGTTTCTATTTCTTCTACCAGCATGTCCCATGCCTTCATGGGTTTGCCTTCTACCCACTCGGGTCTTACTACGTGCGGCACCGTCGCCAACAACGTTGGGATGCCGTACCGTGCCACTCTAGCAATAGTCTCGGGGTCCGTGTCAATGAACCAGTGGGGGTTTCCATAAACAGAACTAAGTGATACAACTCTATCCATCTTAACTTCTGCGCCCTTAGCCTCAACCATGTCTACTGAACTGGCTTTGAATCCTTCTTTCTTTAGCCATTCAAGAAGTATCTGTTGCCCCTGTAACCCTTCCTTTTTAATGCCGTCGGCAATAATAATAAACCTGCCGTGGTAAAAAGGAAACAGAGCGTTCCATAGTCGCCGTGTCTCAGGACGTGGTTGCCGTGCCCCTAAGTTCTCTGACGGCAGTGAAAGCGCATCATGGGTTATGAAGATCACTTGCCGTACATACCCATTTGTTTACGTTCAACGTGGGCTACGTGCGCTCCCACTGGGCAGTACATGCAAAGATACTGACGGTGCTCTGTTGGAACACCCGTCTTTCTACCAATAGTTTTACTTTCATCACACCAGTCGGGACATCCATCGGATGGACGGTTGTGGCGGTTAAAGCAACGTAGAGCGTCTACCTTGAGGTCATCACGGAAGTCTTTGATGTACACGTCGTGGTCTGCCATCTTGTTCTTGAGGGCAGTCTCTACGTCAAGTTTTGAGGCAGTATCAGGATCGGTGCGAAAGATCATTGCCCGACAGTTGTCAGGGTCACCTATTTGGGCATTGTGGCGGTCACAGAGTTCACGTAACTCCATGTCGTACTCAGGGGGTCCGTCGTATGGACGCATTTTCCACATGACGTTGTGGGTTTTACAGACAAGCAGGCGGTCATAACCTTCAGGCATATTGTGCTCCTATTAGTGGCTTAGGCGTACAGCCTAGCAAATAACTAAGAGGGTTGTCTAGTAGTTTTTTACTCGTAATAAGGTCGTGTCTTGGGGTAAGACTTACCTTTACCACGACCAATGGTAACTTCGTAATCGGAGTCTGGGTTATATGCTGGGTTATAACCTGACGAAGTGTGCTCACGTCCCGACTCATAGTCATACATGTCTGCACCTGAATCACGGTCTGCATCGTACATATCTGATGATGACATGTTACGAACACTGCCACGAGAACCAGTTTTTGGGAATTCTTCGCTCATACGTTCAGCCGATTTCCTAGCGCCACCCGCAGTTAAATGTGGGCGTGAATGTGCAACAGGTGTTCCTTCGCTGTAATACCAGCCACCTTCTTCAGGACCTCCGTAGGCATTGTTAACTTCATAGGCTGTAGCACGGTATGGAGCAATTTTATTAATAAGTGTTTCACGCATTAGCCTGCTATCAGGATCATTACGACGACCTACCCTTTTTGCTATAGCGGTAATGAGTGGGGTCGCAATGTGGTTGCTGCCAACTGGGTTCATACGGTGGTCGTGAGCCATGATTATTCCTTAAAGGTGTGATTCGGGCATTTCAGGCAACGGTGTTGTCTGAATGTTGTACTGGATATTAAGTTCGGACTGACGAATTGCAGCGGAGGTTGGGTCAACCACGCCACCACGGTCAGGGGTAAGAGACTTAAACTTGCCGTCTACTGCACCCTTACGAAGGTCTGAATTCATTGAGCGGGAGTCATTAACTGCCATAATATAATCCTATCATTATTTCTTGAGTGGTACCCATTTGCCGTCTACTTCTCCATGGAGTTTTGCGTTGCCGTCGGCATCTTTCATCATCTTTACGTTTGGAATAACGGCATCGGGTTGTTTCGGAGCAGGTGTTGAGTTAGCCTGCCCCGTTACGCTTTTGGGTCTTTTTTAGGTGCAGCCTTTGCTTTAGGTGCAGCCGCTTTTTTAGCAGCAGGTTTACGATTTGAAGCCTCTTCAGCAAGGTCCCGATTAGTATTTTTAGATGTTTCTGACTCTTTAGAAGGGTCGGCACCGGCAGGTGTTGGGGCTGAAGCCTCAGTAGCAAGATCACGCTTGGTATTTTTAGCAGTGTCTGACTCTTGTGCTGGTGCGTCTTTCTTTTGAGCAGGTGTCCTAGGTGCAGCCGCTTTAGCGGCAGGTGCAGGTGTTGTATTACCACCCGCAGGTGCAGCAGCAGGTGCAGCCTTGCCACTAGAGCGTTGCCCCGCTGCTTTCTTAGCAGGTGCAGCCGCTTTTTTAGCGGGCGCTTTAGTTGCAGGTGTGTTACCAGCAGGTGGTGGGGGTACTGCATTTGGAGCCGACCCCGGTGCTGGAGGTGCAAACTGTTGAGGAGCACTAGGGTTGTTTGTAGTGTTTGTAGTGTTGTTAGTGGTATTGGTATCACCGCTAGTGGTATTGGTGTTGCCACTAGCGGTAAGGGTGTTGCCCTGACCCTTTTGAACGTTGTAGTTGTTACCTGAGTTTACGTTGGTGGCACCGGCACTAGGCGGAGTAGCCCTACCCTTGCCCGCAGGAGCACCTTGGCTAACGGCGGTTGTTCCTGAGCCTGAAACCCTGACTTGTGATGAGTTGCCACCGGATACTGAACCGGTATTGCTCATGTTGCCAAAGGAATCGTTACCAAAATCAATATTAATTGAACTCTGATTAACACCACTATCACTGCGCTTCATGTTACGTGAGGACGACGGAGCGGTAGCCGACTGACCTCCGCTGTTTCCTCGCATGGTACGCCATGCCTGAGAGAATGAACCGCCACCATTTGCAGGCTGTTGTTGCTGAGCAGGCGCTTTGTAGTTTGTTGTCTGTGGAATGCCATAGTTGCGTGTAGCACCCGACAATGGGGAGTTGGGCTGTTGCTGGCGTGGTGCCTGTGGAGGTGGGAATGCACCAGTAGGTGCTTGAGTACCTAGTCCCTGTTGGAACCCAAACTGACGCTGTTGCGCTTTTTTCTGCTGCACACTGTTGTCATTGAACGATTGACGATAGTCATCTACTGCCATTATTGACCTAATCCTTGCATTGAGTAGCGGCTGGTTCCGGAGAAGTTGTCTGCCATAAATCCGTTACGGAACATGACAGGCGCTCCTGAAATCCATGAGCGACGGTTAACTGAAAAACGATCTGTGTTAAGAATATCCATAATACTAGGTTCTTGTTTAAGGAACCCACGTGCCTCGGGCTGTAACTCTTGTGGAACTACAGGACGAATTTGCCTAATAGTCTCAGGGTCAGAGATAGCCGCCATCAGTGCTTGGTCAACAAGCACCTCTTGACGAGACTGATTGGGCTTATAGGGAACTTGAGGCATTATTTACCTTTGTTTCAGTAACCATCATGAGGGGCTACATAAGCGGTGGTGTTACCGTACACTTTATATTGTTTTCCAACAACACCTCCCCAAGTAGCGTG